GGTGGCCGGACTAACCTTTTGTCGGGGTGTACTTTCGCCAGTGCTTCACGGCTACACGCGAACCGGTAAAAAGCTATATAGCTACAAAAAAAGCCCCACACACTACCTCAGTAGTGCATGGGGCCTTTAGGGGTTTACAGCAGAGGCATATCTTTGGAAGGAAACTTGTGGCGGTTTGCCTCAATTACCTTGCTGATAGCCGGGATTAATTCCATCAATCTATCCCACCGCTTGGGTGTCAGCTTGAATCCCGCAAAGGCGGAATTGCTTATGTCACCGCCCCAGACTTGGACAGTCTGGAAAGCGGCACCTTTCTTTGAAACTCCAGAAGTGTACTCAATGGTGACACCGGCTAGTGCTTCATGCTCTGCAAGCTGTTCCATTTGTTCTTGGACGATGGCTTGAAGGTCTGCTTTGGATAGTGTGGCGGGATCGATCCCCGCCAAGTTTGTAGTTGCCATATTTGGCACTCCTTTGTTGGTGGGCACGATTGCCTTGTCCCGCCCCGGACTGGGGTGGACACTCTTTGCTGGGCGGGAGTCCCGGATTGTGAGCGCCGATCCCGGGATCTTTTCTCCGGTGTCGTAACCCCTTGCCCGGCCCCGACTTGTGGCGGATTTGGGATCATCCCCTCACAATCCGGGGGGGCGGCCCAGCAAAGGGGGACCCTTCCGGGGGTCATCCGTGCTAGAATCGGACCACACCCGGGGCAATTCCGCCCCGTGTGAACAACGGAAAACAAAATGACAACTAGCACAGCAACGAAGACTCCCCTCACGTGGGAGCAACTTGACTCTCTTATAAAAGGCAACTCGAACGGGCACCGCATGACGGGGTCCAGGAGAGCAGCGGGTCGTAAGGGACCGATAGCCTCCCTTGCCCAATACGTGAGCGAAGAGAACGCCCTAGTGGCGTACGCCGACCGTTTCCTACGCTTGGCCAAGAAGGCCCCAGTGATCGTGCGATACGATCCCACTAGCCTCACTTGCGCCCGTTTGATCGGGGCCGCAACCTACGGTCAAATTGACGCCGAAGGTTGTCCGGGTTATGCGGTGACGGGCGAGTACGGTGGTGGGAATCAGACCCGCACAATCGAGCCTATTGAGAATGCCGCCGAGGTGATCGATGGCGCTAGCGAATGGTGCTGGGTTGAAGCGAGCGAAGAACACCAGCGGGTCATCCTAAGCCTACCGGAAAGGTCACGGCAAACTGCGCTGCTGCTCATGTCCGCACACCGTGGTGAGCGTGTTGAAGCCCGGCCTAGTGGCGTGACTCCCGCCGCATGGCGCAAGAGGGTCCAGACGATGCGGCAGGACTTCCGCATCGCCCTGGACGATCGGGCCTAGTCGATCGTGCGGGATGGCAACCGGGGCCGCCGACAGCGGCGCACCCCCGGCGGCCTCCCCCCGCGCGCGCTCCCCCCCGCCCCCTAGCCACCGCGTTCGATCAACCCCCTACCCCCTTGCATTCGACCGGATTACACACGACAATAAACGGCACATTGGTTTTAATAAAAAATTACACCCCGGAGGAAATACGGGACGCGCTCCTAGCAGTCTGGACCGAGCCACTAGCCCTTGGCCAAGCGCTCGGCTACAAAGGCGAGCCCAACTCCAGCCGTAAGCAATTCGGCACCTTCCACCAGCGCATGCTGGAGCATGTCCACTCCCAGTCGAAGACCAGCACCATCGTCCCCCGTGGCCACGCCAAGTCCACGCTCATCACGGTCATCGACACCTGCCACCACCTGCTCCAGTTCCCCGAGTCCCGCAACCTGATCGCCTGCGCCACCCTCGACCTCGCCCGCAAGCTGGTCGGGGAGATCCGCGACCGCCTCAACGGCGACCTCGAACTCTTGCCCGGCCTCTTCATCCCCGTCCGCGACGCCTTCCCCTGGATCGCGCTCCAAGGCGACGTCCGCAAGTCAGGCCCATGCGACCAGTTCAACATCCGGGGCCGAGCGGGCAAGGGCCGTGAGCCCTCCGTCTTCGCCGCCTCGGTCGAATCCAACCTCGCCGGAAACCACCCCACCCGCGCCGTCATCGACGACCCCGCCAACGAGCAGAACAGCCGCACCTACGTCCGCCGCCAGAAGGTCATCGACTTCATCGAGGCCCTTGAGCCCCTGATGTACTCCCCCGACTCCCCCATCAACCACATCGGCACCCCCTGGGCCTTCCAAGACGTCACCGCCTTCCTCTCCCGCCGAGCCGACTGGGCACAATTCCGCTTCGGCGTCTGGGATGGCGTCAACCCAGTCAACAGCCGCGCCGACAAGAAGGGGCCGGGACCAGGCGGCACCTGGCCACTCTGCCCATCCTTCCTAACCGCCGACGAGATCATCGAGAAGCACGCTGTCCTTAGCCGCACCTTCTTCAGCGCCCAGTACCTCTGCGAACCCGTCCCCGCCGAGGAGGCCATCTTCGAGCCCGGCCTCGTCGAAGCGGCCACCGACCCCGACCTGACCCTCGAAAACCTCCCCAAAGGCCCCGAAATCCTGCTCTACGATCCAGTCGCCCGCATCGACGGCACCCAGGGCGACCTCAACGGCATCGTGGTAGTCCGCGTCCTCACGGCAACAGCCCTCGGCTTCAAGGGCTTCCCCCCCGACCGCAACATCTTCGTCCCCGTCCGAGCCCTAGAGATCGCCGGGGGCGCTGACGCCGCCGCCTGCTGGATCGAGGATGTAGGCGTCCCGGCCCACAAGCTCCTCAAGAGCATCTGGATCGAAAAGGTCGCATCCCAATCTCTCTTTGCACCTTGGCTAGAGGAACGTGGTAAGATAAAGGGCATCAAAATCCGTGGACAGAAGATCGGCAACGCCTCCCTCGCGTTCCGCCTCATGTCATTGCAGACTGCAATGCGCAAAGGCTACCTGATCCTACCCAAGGACTTCCCCGGACGCGAACTACTCGTCCAGCGCCTCATCGAATACCCCCTCTCTAACTCGGACGACCTCATCTCAGCCCTCGGCCTGCTCTCCTCAATGGTAGAGCGACGCGGCCTGCTGCCCGGTGTCGAAACGAAGCCCTCTACATGGGCTGACCCACTAAAAGTCTGGACCGGAAACCCCAATGGAAACTACTGGCCAAACAGGTAAGCCCTACAAGCTGCCTGAAAACGTATCGACAGCCCTAGCCGCGCTCATCAAGGGAGCAGCCGACGCCTTGCACGAGCCGCTGGCTGGCAACGAGCGCCTAATCAACGACATCTACACGGGCCGCGACCCCCTCGGCGGCGCAGCGGGCCTAATCATTGGCGAGCAGGGCATCCCGGCCCACGTCATCCCCGACGCCCTCTCGACCATCTCATGGCGACCGCCTGAAACCACCGCCAACCTCTTCCTCTCCCGCGTGCGCCAGATCGTCGCCAACCTGACCCCCGGCGTCCCCTCCTTCCGTGTTAAGGCTCGCGTCCCAGGCGCAGCGCACCTCGCAGACGCGCAGAACCGACTGACGCGCATAATGACCGACCACGGCGATCTGCGCCAAGCGATGCGCAAGGCCGCTTTCCTCGGCATGCTCTCCCCCTACTTCGGCCTCAAGGTAACTTACGATATTAAAGAGAAGGTAGCCTACAACCGCGTGCGCTACGACGCCATCGAGGCGCGCGACTGCGGCTATGAGCCCTTCCACCGCCGCTTCACGTGGCACGCCTACGACATGCAATGGGCCGACCTCCCGAAGCATTGGCGTCCCGACATCACGGGCGAAGAGGAACCGAACGCTTGGGAGATCATCCGTGTCACCGAAGTCTACCACGACGGCTTCCGCCACTCCGACAAAGACACCAAGGACATCCCCATGTCCATCTTCGTTGCCCGCACCGTAAAGGCCAACTCCAACGAGATGCGCCTCCAGCCACGCAAGGAATCCAGCAACCCGTTCGGGGCCTACGTCATAACTGAGACGATCCCTGCGGCCCCCATCATCATCGGCAACTTCCTCGACCCAGCCCCCAGCGAAGACGTCCCCGCCGCCGAAGTCCTCTCATGGATTCCGCTGATGCGCATGATCGTGCAAACCCTTGTCCAAATCGACCGCGAGGTCAGGACAAGCAACAACACAATCCTCTACGACAAGAACGCCATCAGCGACGATGCCATCCAAGCAGCCCGCAACGTCGTGCCCGGAGGAACCGTGTTCATCGGCGTCGATGCCGACGACAACACGCGTGGCGTAAATGCCACCATGCGCCCCGTCGAGCAAAGTACCGTCCTCAACGAGTACCTAGCCGCGCTACAAACCTACCTGCGTCTCTTCGATGATGTCACCGGGGTCTCCCCCAGCGACCGAGGCGTCGCATCCAACCCACGCAAGTCAGCCACGGAAGCAGCCGCCATCACCGATGCCGCCTCCAAGCGCAACCAAGATCGCCTTGAGATCATGGCCTCCATGTGGACTAAGATCGCGCAGGTTGGCTTCAAGTACCAGCGCAAAATCTTCGGCAAGCAAGTCGATATTCCCCTCGCCAACGGCGTCATCCGCACCATCCCAGTACCGGATCCCGTCACCGCCTGCTTCAGCTTCGACGTAGATCCCGTTGAACTAGGGCACCTCTCCAACCAAGGCGACATTCAGGCACTAATGCAATGGCTAACCGTCACCACTAATACGCAGCAAGCCTTCGCCCAGGGCATTCCGCGCATGACCCGCGAAGCCCTCCGTCGCCTCGGCAATGCAATGGGAATCGAAGACGCCGACATCTTCCTCGACGCTCCCACCATCGAGCTTGGCCCCGAAGAACGCTATATCCGCCACCTGCAAACGCAGGAGCCGATCATGGTCTTCGAGGACGATCAGCACGATATGTACGTCGCCTACTATGCCAAGATGCAAGAAGCCGCCATCAACCGAAACGCCGACGAGTTTCAAATCATGGCCATTCGGCAGGCCCTCGACATGCACCGCATGTACGCCGCCCGTCGCTCCGAGGTCATCAACCCAGCCGCCATGGGTGGCGTCATCCCCGGCGTGGGCGCAGGCCCCGGCGAGATCGACAACAACATGCTCGCCGCCCTAGCGACCAACTCCGTCCCCGCCGCCGCCCCCCAAGGCGGCATCGACCAGCCAGGCTACTGATGCTCTATCCCTACATTTGCGACACCTGCGGCCCCTTCGAGGTACCCAAACCGATGTCGGAGGCGTCCCGCCCCGAACCTTGCCCCCAATGCAGCTCAGTCATCCAGCACCAAGACTACGCCGCTAAAAACATCAACGGGGGGGTCGGGACGGAGGGTAACTGGTCGGGCGGGAAAATCGTCTCCCAGCTACCCCCCTCGCACCCAGACTACTATGTAACGTCTAAACGGCAGATGGAGAAGGTCTACAAGCGCAACGGGATCAGCATGGAGACGGCCAAGTTCTGCTCCAAAGCGGATCAAATCAAAGCTACAGTCCCGGTACGGTTCCGTACCGGAACTACCCCTGGAGCCGTCGGTGGTGTTGACGGTTGACATTTAAACACCCAAGTGCTACCCTATTTATGGGTAGCGTAACTTTCTAGCCGAGCCGAGAGGTAAACGTGTCAGAACAAACGCAACCCAATGATCCCGCCCCCGAGGAACCGCAACCTGTAAATCTTAGTAAGGAGCCTATGGTAGACCTTGCAGAAGAAGCTGGAAGAGCGGCAGCTACACAAGCTGCCCCAAAGGAGCCAAACCTTCGTTCTTTGGACGAACTTGATGTGGACGGCGCAGTCCGATCCCAGATCGAGTCTTACGTCAGCAAATCAGTCAACGATGCAGTAGCGAAGCACGATGTAAGGCAACAGCAGAAGCTAACCGATGACGGCTACATGAACCGTAGCCAAATCGAGGAGCTACTTGCCAGCAAAGATGCCGAGTACCAGCGCCGCGAGGGTGCCAAGGAAGCGTTTCTTAACGTCCTTGGCTCCGAGGGCCTGCACCCCGGCTCCGACGGCTACCAGAAGGTCCAAACGGCCTACATGGAAGCCGTGCAAGATGGCAAGCTCACGCCCGAAATCCTACTAAGCGAAGCCGGAATCCGCACCTTGGTCGCAATGGCGGGAGTATCTAAAATTACTTCTATGCCCGCCTCACCACAAAGCGGCCTCGCGCGCTCCGCCCCTTCGCCTGACGGCTCGGTGGCTTTTGCCGACGGTACGATCCAGTTGAATACTGGTCGTGAGGCTAACCCGACTCTGGAAGATCGTGCGCGACGTGCCATCGAGGCGTCTCTCGACTCTTAACCCTGCTACTAAGGAGCCTTTATGGCCGTTCCCACTTACACACATGATCTTGACACGATGGTTTCAACCGCCATCGCAACCTATTCCCGTGACCCTGTTAACGCTCTCACCGATTCCGGCGAGAAGTTTCTAAAAGCCGCCGCAACTAATGGTCGTGTCTTCGTCGTCAATGACGCCGAAACCGTCCGCCACCCGATCCTCTACGGACACGGCGAAGACTCTTCGCTCTATGTGCCCGACACCGTTTCGGGAACGGCTGCGGTTAACAACCTCGGCACATCGGCGTCCGAAATCCTGACGCAATGTCTTTTCCAACTGCAAGCGGGTACGCGGAACATTAACTTTCCGCAGTCCCAGCCCCCTGGAAACCTCATCGACTATGTTTCAAATGTCGTTAAGGCGAACATGATGAAGATTCTCAACGAAGAGGAAGTCCTGTTCACGCAGGGCATTGCTGCTGGGGCGTCTAACACCGCTGCTCCGATTCGTAAAGACCCTATGCCTTCGGATGCTATGTATTCCGCAGGTTATCCGATGTCGCTTTCGGGCCTCTACCACGGCAGTTCCGCCCCGACAGCTATTGCTGATGGCGATACGACTGACGAGGCTTGGGCTCAAATTAAAACGGACGACGTAGCGAAGTGGCAGCCCACTTATACGCCTACTACATCCGCTACTCATGCCACGTTCTTCGCTGATCTTCAGTCCGCGATCCTCGGGGCATCTTACTCGGAAATTGAGCGCCCGACCCATGTTTACATGGCTCTGGGGTCATTCGAGAAGTTGCTTAGCCTGCTTCGTGCAAGTGCCGCACTTCCCGATCCTGTCCGGGTCGATATGGGCAAGGAGGGGACCATCCCCTTCGGTGGTGTGACTTGCGACTGGTCGCGTTATCTCGGCATTAGTACTGCATGGGATGTCGATAGTGCAACCACTAACGAACTTACTACCGCGACTTACCCGGTCCTCGGCGTCAACTGGAACTCCCTCCGCTTGAACACCGTTCGGGCAGGTGCCCCAGGTAGCGACGATATTGGCTTCATTCGCCAACTTGGCGATATGCAAGCTCATCCGGTGAAGACTAACCTCTTCAAGCGGATCGAGTGGAAGCGCCAATGGTCAGTTGACAACGGACGCCGTTCGTTCTTCAACCTTGGCGACCATACCACTGCTGGTTACACCAGCATTGCCTGATAATTCGTAAACACTATGGCACAACTCTCAGCCCTAAGAACGCGACTCCAACGCCGCCTTGGACTGGGTGTTGTGTCTAGTGTGGAATCGAATCGACTTGATGAGGCCCTGAACTCCGGTATGGCTCGCGCCCTATCTGATGGAGTTCCGGGCCTCGCCCATGACTCTTTTGTTGGTAGCGTGCTTGGATCAATGAGCATGTCCTCCGCCGTCACCGCAGTAGGCAGCAGCAGCGTCACCATCGCGGGCGCAAACGCCCTGACCTCCAAGGCCATGCCCCACGACATTCTCGTCATTGATGTCGCCGGGGCCAAGACCAAGTTCCTCATCCGAGACGTTATCGACGCCACCCATGTCGATATAGGTATCCCGGCCTCCGCAGTTTTATCGGGCGGGGCGGCCTCCACAATCGAGCGACGCGCCTTGATCCTCCCATCCTCGGGCCAACTCGTCTCAATCCAACCCGAGTCGGCGAATCGCGGCGAGGGCCTGGCGCGTGAACCGTCGATTGCGATGCGCGACCCATTCGCTACGGGTACCGCGCGCTTCTTCGAGCAACGCTACTCCCAGATCCAAGTCACATCCTTCGCCTCCCTTTGGCCAGCGCCGACCGACATCACCAAACAGTTCACCGTCAGCCAGTCGCAGTTCAAGGCGCGCCTTAGCGCCGACAGCGACGACCTGCCCTACCCCGAAGAGGTACTGGACGCCATCCTCGAACGCGCCCGCGACTGCTACTTAACTTGGACGGGCACCGCCAACCAGAATGACATTACAGCGTCCTACCGCGCAATACGCGACACCAGCGATGCGCTCAAGAACTCGTCTAACCCCAAACAGATTTACTATAAAACCTAATGAGTGATTGCGAATGTGGGAGTGGCCTCTTCGGTTGTAGCTGTTGCTGCGCCTCGGTAACCAACCTTAAAGGGGGCCTCCACCCGGATTCCATTCTGTCGGTATCTAAGGATCTGGTTCTTGACCAGCCCACTTTTCCGCTAAACAGTCAAACGTTCTATAGCGACGTTATGTTGCCCGAGCCAATACATATTGTAGGCGTCAATGCGTCCCTCGTATCTGTTCGGCGTGACCTCGACACAGCCGATCAGGACAAACATCTTTTAGAGCCAGCAAATAACGCGGCGGCCAATATCGCCGCAGCGACCCCAGTTACGGTATCGCTCTACACTGTGCCCGGCTACGCTGACGGCGACTTGGACAGGGGAGGCTTCTTTTCAAAAGACGCTACCACACAAGACCGCAACTACTTTTGCACCGCCAGCCTAACTGCGGGGATGCCTACATGGTCTGCCGACGAAGACATGTTCGGGTTCTTTTGCGATGGTGGCCTATTCGTTGAGTTAAATGCGCCAACGCCTGACTATGGTGTCCGCATAGTTGTACGCTATGTGCCACGCCTCCAGTTCTCGCCCGCTTACCACGATCCAGTGGTAGTCATGCAGCATTACTGGAAGTGCAGCCGGGGAGAGGCCGAGTTCCTAGACGGATTCTATGGCGGCACCGCTCTAAATATAGTGTCTTCTGGTGTTACTGATACAACCCTGGCTGAAAGCATTACCCAAGGTAGCCGTATGACCAGTGTGGATACGCTGTATGATTCTGAGAGCCTCCCTTCCTGGCTGTACTAATGTCGCGCACCACATCTCAACGCCTAGACGAATTACCTCTCGACCGCCGCATTGCGGGAGAGGCCCGAGGTATTTCAAACAGCTCCCAACTGGGCGCAGTCTACGAGCGTCGAGACCTTGACCCAATAGCTCCCCACTTTAAACGGCGCAACGGATCCTTACGCGTAACCAACGTACAGCCGAATCTTCTAGGTGCCCGTACAGGCGACAACAAGGGCGCGATTGTTATAGACCGCGACTTCACAACCGAGATGGCGGTTAATAATGAGTGGACGGTCTTCTTCACCGTCCGAGTAAACGAAATAGCTGACACGGACGACCATTGGACTAGGTTGATCTCATTCGGCAGCACCCGGATCTACATACTTAAATCCGTTGATTCCACAATCCACAAGGCCCAGCTTCGCGTCTACAATACCTCCAACGGGTTGCTTGCCCAATCGGCGGAGAAATCTATTGAGGGTGTTTATGGCGGCGATTTCCGCTGTATGGTTAAACGCACTGGAGCTACTGGCCTAGCTATCAATTTCTATTACGCCCAAAATCCGACCTCAATCATCTCCGATGTGACGGCCTCGCATACATTTGCAGCCGACAGCGCACTGTCGCTCCTAGGGGCGAACCCTGCTGCTCTTACACCTGCCAATACCGAGGTAATTCTGGGTAACGTCATGGTGTATAACAATGACGTCTTCACGACAACGGACTACGAAACGTATGCCGCCGATCTTACGCCTCCCGCAAACTTCAGTACAGGCGTGGGCGCTACACTACTACTTTGGCACGATACCCTATCCGAAGGCGGCAACGTTCTATCTCACACGAACACCGCTTCAGCAGAGGTTAACTCTTACCTCAGACCGACTCCCCCAGAAGCCTTTAGCTCCGACGCAGCCGTCGATCCCACCGACATCCGGTTCGGCGGCGAGGGCGTTATCGAGATCCCTTTCTACCTAGACTTCGACGAATACTTCTGGACCGCAACCAACGCAGACGCCCGCCGAGATTGGTGTTTCCAATTAGAGATAACGACTCCCGCCATACTTGCACCGGGCACGATCTTCGAGCTACAAGATCTTGTGCGTGTCTCCATCATAAGCAGTAGCGGGTATAAGATACAGGCGTCATTTAACGACGGAACATCGGTGGTGCTTAACAGCGTTGCCCTAACAGGCGCGACCGCATACGACTGCTTCATTGCGCGCGATGACGACAATTCCTACGTCAAGGTGGGCACGACGGAAGTAAATGCGGACTCCTCCAACCCGATTATCTACGAATACGATAAGACTATCGGTTTCGTAATCGGAGACCGCGTAGACTTTGAAAACTCGGATCCTTTCCTGGGGCGCATCGGACGCTTCGCCTTACATAACGAAGCTGCCCGAAGTTTCCACTCTAAGTCTACCGCCGTACTCTACTACGACGTGAACTCTATCCAGGGTGACGAAATAATCGACCAAGGTAACCGCGCCCTTAACGCTTACCTTGGAACGCGGACAGCGGCCCAAGCACCCTACTACGCAGAAGGCCCGATGGTCGGCGGCTCCTACGTCGCAGCAACGGGCGGCTACCTGATCTCGAACGCCGCCCCCGACATCGGCTACACGGGCCAGCTCAGTAAACCGTTAACCAAAGACGCTGTGGTGCAGCGCCGAGGCCAGCGCGCCTTCCTAACCTCTAATGGCGTCAGCTACATCATCGACGACCGTACGAATAGCATACGCCCCCTAGGCATCCCACGCCCCAGCACCAAGGTATCCTGCTCTCCGCAAGGCATTGGCCCGATTGATGGCTTCGTCCGCTACGCCTATCGCTATGTTACCAACGACGGCACCGTCGGCCCTGTATTCCAGCTAGATCCCTGCGACGCACAGGGCGGTGTCAATGTCTTCCTCGGTGCTTCAACTTTCTCTACGCCCGAAGATCCCGCATTCGGCCTATCCTATGGCGAATCAGAGGCCAAGACCGTTGCGCTTGATGCCGTCGAATGCTTCATTGCGCGTGACCGCGATGGTAGTAATAACCAACTCCTACATGGAGAAATTAAGCTACCGGGGCTGACACTAGAGACGGCGTTTAGAATGCCTAATCTTGCATCTGGGATTAAAGAGTCGGTTATCTCCCAAGGGGTCCGTGCGCCTTATGGGCCAGCCCGCTGGATGGCGCGTAACGCCCCCAAAGAGTTCCCCTGGATTGGTTCCCAACACCAAGAAGCAACCTTTCAATTTACCTTCCGGTTCCAGACGGGTGTAGCCAGTCAGACGCTATTCTGTATTGGTGCTGAGCAGCAACACTACCATACTGGTCTAGGTAATAGCGACCATTACCGCCTGCACCACCTCGTAGTAAGTATTCAAACGCCCCTCAATCACGATGCTCCCGAGAACAATACCTACTCCATTGTCGTAACGCGCGATGAGCCGGGTGGCGGCCACCACCGCGACAACGATCTCAAACACGTGGCGTTAGACTACAACTTCCGCGACGGGGAGGATTATTCTGTCTTTATCAGCCGTTGTGGTATGAACCACGGGGCTGCGCCCGGCTCGGCCCTCTCAATAGCTATCTTTAATCACACGCTACATACACTAGGCTCTTCGGGAAGCTCCCCTGGTGTAAATGGCTGGAAGATTTGGCCGCATGACGCTACCGTATCTGAGGTACTTATTGAAAACTTCTATGGTGGAAACTATAGCGGCGACGCCCGCAATCAGGTTATGTGGGGAGCTTGCCGTTACCAGGGGCCTCACCTTCACGGTAAAACGAGAGTGCGTGCCGCTGCCGGGTCTGCTACCTTTAACTGGACCTACCTATACGCATTTTATAATGGAACAGCCCTCGACGGTACAGGCGGCCAACGCATGTATCACGCGCGCGCATGGCGTAGTCACAAACAACTGACACTACTGCATATCAAGGCGTTAGACCGTTTCGGTGCCCGCTCTGGACCCTTACTTGATGAACTTGAAATCGACGTAGCATTTTGCTCTGACTCCTCTCGGGATCTGCTGAATGGTGGTTGGGACTACCCTAGCGATGTCCGGGTTAGGTTCAAGGCACCTGGCTCTATTAATGCCTATACCGTTCTAACTGATGCGGCTGACGAGACCACGTTCCTAGCCTATGGCTACGACAATACTATTTCGGCTGGTACCCCGGACACGCACGCAGTCACCACTACAGATAACATCCCATTGTGGGCAAAGTATTCTAGCCGTGACGAGGGTTCGCTGGTAATCGGTGTGGGGCGCTTCCCATCAGTCTCCATTGCCAAAAAGAAATGGCACGACTCGTCGGGTGTACTAACCTTCGATGAGTTCGCCAATACCATTGATCTGTCTCAATGGACTTGGATCACGCTTTACTTCCACCAGATTATGCGCGTAGACAACGTTGACATATTCGATGTATGGTTGGAGCGCGTCTTCATCGACGGCAACACGGGCGAGTGGGGCGATCTATTCGACTCCGATGCTATGTCCGATGGCCAAGGCCCGGAGGGTAAGTCGCAGAATAGCGCTTCAACGGCTGGCCAGTACACCTTGTTTACGGTTGGCGGTGTCCCTGGAATCGACGGCGACTTTGAGGTAGAGACGGCAGAGACGCGCCTGTGGGCCGGGGAGCGTTATGCTGCGCAGGGCGGCGGCAGCGGCACGGATGCCTTTGGCCCCTATCTATCTACGCGAGTACCCCCGAATCTATACGACAAACTCTATTACTACCTACGCTTCACTCCCCTCGATGTCAACGACATGGACCTACAGACGGAGATGGATCAGAAGGGCGAATACCACTCAGCACAAATAAAGGGAAATGCCGTAAAGATTTATCAAACGGCAGAAGTTAAAGAAGGTACTGATGTGGGCGGGAGCGGCGGCTCTACGTACTTCATACCATTTCCAACACCTCCGCTGCCTTCTATTCGAGGCATCCAACTCTTCCGCTCCCAGATCACCCCGGTCAGCCCGGACTACCCGAACGGTGAGCCCAACCCCAATGCCAAGATGGACGCGTTTAAAGCCTGCCGAGCTGCGCCTCTTTACTACCTGAGCGAGATCCCCGACGGCACCAACTTCTACTTCGACAGCGCTATCGACACCACGCTCGGCGCAAAACTGGACCTAACCGAAGGCTTGATCCCCGGCAACCCCGGCGGCGTATTCGAGTGGGGCGGCTTCATCGGCGTCTGGGTCACCGACATTCCGCGCATCCACTTCGCCGCCTCTCCCTCCTCCTGGGAGAGCTTCCCCTCCGATATGGTCCTAGACCTACCCTTGCGCGAGTACGGCACCATCGAAGCCGCGACTGAACTAGCCTCTCGTGATGCGCGCCAATCCCGCGTCCTCGTCTTGGGCCAGTCTTGGGGAGTCTTCCTAGATGGTTCGCCAATCTCTCCACGCGTCAATACATTGGGCGGCGGCGTCGGCGCAGCATCCTCCCGCTGCCTCGTTGTCGAGAAGGGAATCGCCTACGCATACAATGGCACGCTATGGGCCATCACGGGTGACGGCGCAGTCGAGGACATCGGCCTCCCAGTCCTTGACCTGCTCCCCCCGACGGCCAGCGCCCGCCTATCGGTGTCGTCTTCGCTTAGTTCGCTCTACATCATTAACGAGGCCACCGGACTAACCTTGCGCTGGCACTTCGCTCGCCGTGAGTGGTTTGTCGAGGATCGCAACGCTCTAAGCACTACCGATATTGATGGCGAGTCCCATTGGATTCACGTCAGCGGATACCCGTCCAAGGTCGCTTCGACGGTCTATGCCGACGATGTGGAGAGCGATACCCCTACCTCGCTTGTTGTATCCTCCTTCAATAACGGCGCAGATACGATTACTTTCGGCAGCGTAACTGGCCTAAAGGTGGGGCAGCGCATGACGGTTGTAGGCGACCAAGACCCCAGATACCGCCAAACGGTAACTATTGAGTCCTTTAATGGCTCTGTGGTTAAAGTCGTAGAAGACCTGGCACTTTCGACTACTAGCCCTGGGGGTGTCGGAGACGCTACAATTACCCTGACTTACAACGCCCGTGTTGGTATCGGCTATTGGGGCACGATGCTAGATACTGGCCAGTTTATTAACACAGGAGTTTTGCGACATGTTGACCTTGGTATTACGGCGGGAGACAGATGGTACGGAATGTCTGTCGGTGCAGACTTCGCCGGGAGTCCAGATGACCGAAGTGGTTTCGACGCTCCTGAATCTTACCCGACTCATTTTGATGACGGTTCAGGAACCGGACGGTCAGCCCGGTGGGGACTCACCGCCCGGCAGCGAGTCCAACGACTACTTCTCTGGTCCTTTGAACCGACAGCGGTGGGACTTTCCGAACTTGAATTGAACTACTCCGATGACTGAGCTAACCAACAAGATTGATTTCCTCGCTAAAGCGTTTGAGATCGAGGCTGCCATGCTAGAGCGGGGCGCGATTGCTAGTGAGCAGTCGGAGTCCGTCTGCCCGGTTAAACACTCGTTCGGTAAGGGTTGCTATATCCGCGAGTGGAATAGCCCCGCCGATATGCTTGTGGTATCTAAAGTCCATAAGGTCGAGCATCCCTACTTTGTTCTCAAGGGCAAGATATCGGTTATGACCGATACGGGCATAGAGGTTATCGAGGCCCCCCATTACGGGATTACTCCCGCAGGCACTAAGCGTGTGCTTTACACACACAGCGAAACACAATGGATTACCGTCCACGTCACCGATGAGCGCGACATCGACAAAATCGAGAAGGCCATTATTGCGGACGACCCTGTTAATCAGCTTGACTTAGGCCAGGCTTACCTCGCCGTTAACTCGGAGGCATCCAAATGAGTTGGTTTGGTGCAGGCGCTTTGGTGCTAGGTGTAGGCTCTTCTATTATGGGAGGTAACGCAGCTAAAAAAGCGGCTGCTAAACAGGCTGCCCTCGGACGCGAACAGGCCAATAAACTACGCACGCGAAGTGCAGAGATAAGCAAATCATCTAAACGCGAAATTGAGTCGCTGCGCATCCTGCGCTCACTCGACCTCCCTGCGTTTAAACAGGCTAGTGAGCAATCCATGATCCAGGCCCAGAAGGGCGCGGAGCGCATGCAGCGCCACCGGGCGATGGGCCGCCTTGCTCCTGATGTCCGTGGCGCTATCTTTGGCGGTCAGTTCAAGCAATACGTCGGGCGTGAGATGCAGCGCCTCCAGCAACACGCTGGACTAACCCAACAAATTCTACAAGCGACTGAGCGCCAACAACAGATGGCCCTACAGACTGAACAGCAGGCGAGCAGTATGGAGCTTGGTGGTCAGATGCAGGCCATTCAAACCGAAGCAGCGGCGGGCGATATGGGCGCTAACATTCTGGGCGCAGTTGGGTCGGCAGTCTCCGCCTATGCCTCGGCAGCATCAGCTAAGGAGGCTGCCGCACTTAAAAGTGACAAGAGCTTTGCACAACAAGCGGCGCTGCAAACAATCGACCCGAAGAGCTTTATGACCAAGGGTGCCTTTGATCCAGCCGCATTTAAAAGCTGGTGGGACGACTTTCAGGCCATCACCAACCCAGGAGACGAATAATGGGCGCAGCAACTGATCTTTTCGCTACGATAGGCGGCGCATTAAGCGCGCAGGGCGCGGGTGGTTCACGTGGGCTCCAGCAGTTCATGTCGAATCTCAACCAAAGGCAGGCGCAGGAGGCCCAGCAGGATTTTGCGCGTGAGGCCGAGACGCGCCAGCAGATGTTTACACTACACCGCGACCGACGCCAACAAGCCCATGAAGCCATGCTGCAAAAGGATAAGTTGGCG